AGTGCCATAGCTGTAAAGTTACTTAAAAATAGCGAACGCCTGCACTTCTAATACAAAGGCGTAGCGGCTTGGGTCTTCTAGCCGTTCTATCGTTTCGTCTTCGATAAAAATTTTATCTATCGTATAGCTAGGGCTTTGGCTGGTAACGCTTTGCCGTTTAAGTGCTAGCCCCATCTGCTTACCTAGCGCTACAGCATCGGCGTACGTAGCTGCGTAGCCTACTACCTCTACCCGTGCTAACTGGTATTCTGCCTTTTCTTTAGTGTGGTGTACGTTAGTGCCTGTACTTTCGTAGGTAATAAAAGGCAGCGCAGTACCGCTAGGCGCTTCTATTGGGTAAATTTTTGTACCTACTAGATTAGTTACGCCGCTACGGTTTGCTAGTAGCGTCTTTATGCCGTGCGTATATTCCATTACTTCGCCAGTTCTTTAAGGTGCTTTTTGTAGTCTTCTAATATCTTGCGCTGCATCTTTGGTACGGCTTCCTGTAGAAAGGCCGTTATTACGCCCTTATGCCTATTGTTGCCCTGTATGAACTGCTTATCTTGTTCTACTATAAGTTGGAACCACGCATCGCGGCGGCTGTTTACCTTGCTGCCCGTTCTTGCGCCTATCATATATACGTGGTCTACTAGCGCGCCTTTAGGTCGCCAGTAGCCTATACTGCGCTTATACGTTCCCTTTTCTACGTCAATAGGCCCGCGCTTCTTACTGCGTACCTTTATATCTTTCTTTGCGGGCTTTATCCTACGCTTTAGCTGGCGGCTTAAATTCATAGCGTGCCGCTTGTGTATCGCCTGCGCCTTTGCGTCTGTCTTGTGGCAGAATCTGCTAACCTTTTCTAGCTTCGCCGTTAGTTCGTCTAGCCCTGTTAGGTCAAACTTACCCGCACGCCTGCCGCCTGCCGCTTGCTTCTTAAAGTACCCCATACTACTCTACAAGCTTACATACTAGCCGTAGGCTAGTGTTACGCCCCATTTCTACTACGTTTTCTATATCGTATTCCTGTGCGTTATACGTTACTTTGTCGCCGCTTGTAATACTTGCTACGTCGGTGCTGTAGCGTATTAAGAACACTACGCGCTGTATAGCCTTCTCTAGTCCATCTTCTACGTTTTCATTTGCGCCAGTGCTTCGCGTTTCCAACTTTGCCCACGCGCTAAACGTAGTACTAAACGTAGGTACGCCCGCGCCGTACGCGTCCTGTGCTATACTTCTAAAGCTTATAAGTATTTTACGGTCTAGCCTGCCTATTCGCATTACTTAAAGCTTATAGTACGGTACGGGTTCATAAGGGCAAAAACACCTATAGGTATTTCTTTTACGCTAGCGGCTTCTGCCGCTTGCCTGTTTTCGTAGTAGTGCCCTACAAGAAAGCGTACCGCTTGCTTAAGTGCTTCGGGGGGCGTTTGGTGTCCTACGTCGGCGGTAATACGCACGGGGGTAGGGTCGCTAGTATCTACGCTAGGGCTGCTTATAAACTTAATTACTGCAGGCTGTCGCGCTTTCTCTACGTAAAATTCTGTACTAGGAAAAGCCGTAAGCGCGCCGCCTTTGGCTGTGCTGTACTCTATAGCTGTTACCCTAATTACTGGCCCTATAGGTAGTTCTATGATGGACGCAAAGCCCGAAGCGTAGAAGTACATACTACCGCTAACTACGCGCGTATTGCAGTAAGCTTCTACAAACTGCACAGCTGCCGTACGGTAGGCTTCTATAAGGCTGTCTTCGTCGCTGTGCGTTACGCGTAGGTGCGTCTTTAAGTCGGCTGTACTTATAACCGTGCTTAAGTCGCGGCTACCCGTGTCCTGTGTGCTTACTATCATAGTCTTACTTGCGCTTGCGCGGCGGTACGAAGTAGTTAATAGCTATATCTAAAAACTCAAAAAGTCGGTTATCCCCTTCCGTTTTCGTCAGGTTAGCAATAGCCTTACCAAATACCAAAGCGGCGGCAGCAATAGCTACCCAGTTATCTACTATAAATTCTTGCATATCGTAAGTGTTTAGGCTAAAATAAAAAAAGGGCGGCATATAGCCGCCCCTTTCTTTGTGGTTGGTTACTCTTAAGCGTCTGCGCCCAATACAGTTGCATTACTAGAAAGCATATACCCGACGGCGGCAGCGTGCCGCAGTTTTGCGTCAAAGTACTGGTCTGCTACAATTTTAACGGTTCCGCTAGAAGCGCCGCTAAACGGGTCGATAGTCAAAGACAAACCGCCCCACGTGGCCCAAAACAAGTGCGAAAAGTCGCCGAAGTAGATAAGGTCTGCTTCTACATCCCCCATAGCTACAGCCGCGCCGCCTGTCAAGACATTAGAAGCGAGGATATTAGTAAGGTTCACTTTTGGTACACGGGTAGACCAAACGGCGTTATAACCCAAGCAACGGTTACCCGCCATAAGTTCTGTGCCGTTGCTTACCTGTGCTTGTTGCATCAAGTGCCCAGCGGTTGCAGGGCGCATAACGAAGCTACCGTTTTCTGCTACGCCGCTATCTGAAACGCTAGCCCAAAGGTTTACGATATCTGCCGCGCTTGACGCTGCAAGGTCGTTGGTTCCTGTTTCGGTGGCCTTCTGCAAAGTGCCTTGCCCTGCAAAGTTTGCGCCTGCTGGCGTAATAACTACGCCCGACAACCCAGCGCCGCCGTTTGCAATCTGTGCGAAGGCGTGCGTATCTATAGCGTTAGCAATCGCGTTACCGAAGTCGCGCGCGATAACGTCTGACATATTTCCGCTAGCTTGGTTAAGCGCTTCTTTCGTAAGGCTAATTTCTGCCGCGAAGCGTTGAGGCGAAAGGGTTTGAGAACCCATAGAACCCTGAAACGCGGTAGCTGCTGCGCCTTCTACTGGCGCGCTTGCTGCGTCGGTAGGCATTGATGGTATTTTAATATCCCCAACAAAGCCCGTAAGCTGCGTAGCCCCAAGGCTTTCGATAATCGGCGAAGGGCGCAGCGCTTCAATAAACGGCGCTACTTCCGTGGCAGTAGTTGTAACTGCGTCAACTACCCCCGACTGCGAAGCATCGTTACCGTATACGTTACGCTTCTGCATAAAGCTATGAGGTATGCACACGTTACCGCGCAACTGGATACCGTACTGCGCTGCTTCGCGTAGTGCTTCTTGGTGCATCTCATTTTCCACACCTGAAAGCCGCCCTTGTGCTGCATCGTTCAAAGCGCGTTGCAAGTTGTAGCGCTGCTTCATCTTGCCCGCCTCGACGGTTTCGGCTTTTGGCGTAGCTGCTCCCATTTCTGCAAAGCGTGCTACGTTAGCTTCTGTAGATTCGGCGCGCTGGATTTGCCCGTCTAGTTCTACTATATCGCTGTTTATCTGTTCTTGCCGTTGTACTTCGGCTTCTGTGTAGTCGCGGGCTTCCGCTTCTGCCACTTCTACAAGTGCGTTAAGTTCTGTAAGTTTTGAACTACGCAAGCTTTTAAGCTGGTCGCTGTTTTTCATATTATAAGTATTTTTTACTTGTTGCAATTTAGCGCGCTTACGCGGCGCAGGCTTTGCGGTTTTAGCCTTTGTGGAAAGTTTGTTAGAGTTGCAGCCGCACGCGGTAGCCTTTTCTTCTTTACGTAGGTTAGCGCTGCTTGCATTGTAGGCGGGCCGCGTAACTACGCTTATGTCATACAAGCCCCGTACTTCTTCTACTGTGCGTACGTTTTCTTGCCAGCTTTCGCGTTCGATAGTAAAAGCAAAGCTAGACTTACTAATATCGCCGCGCCTCATACTTTCGGCTAAATCGCGGGCGTAGGTTTGGTTCCCTAGTTGCAACTCATAGCGAAGCCCTACTTCGTCTACTTCAAGCTTAAGGGTGCCGCTAGTAGTGCGCCCTAGTACGTAGTCGTTATTATGATTAAGAAGCGCTACCGTATCGGGGCTTTCTTCCATAACCCGCGTAAAGGCTTCGGGCGCGATTTGTTCGCGGAAGTGCCCAAGGTCTGTTACGCTGTTAAATACAGCCGCGTACCCTACTACCGTAGTGCTGTCGCCCTCCTGTCGTACTTCTACTTCTTTTGTCCCTGCGCGTTGCTGTACTACGCCTTCTGCGCTACGGTACCCGCCTGTAGCGTCGTCGTGCGAAGCGCACGGCATATATACCGTTTTGCCGTCGTCGGTTTCGTGCTGGTGCGTGCCGCTGCATCCCATCGCTTCGGCCGCTTCTTTGGCTTCACCTTGCGTTGTGTATACCGCTACACCGTCTATTTCGCCCACACGGGCGCGGCTTTTTTCTTCTTCCATTTCTTTAGTTTTTCTTTTTGCCCAAGTTAGCATACTAGTACCGCCCCAAGCTGCGTACATTACGCTGCCGCAAACCTCTTTACCGTCGCTTGTAAAGCTGCCCGTATTGTATACACGGGCGCGACTTAAAAAGCTATACGTACGCTTTACAGTGTCAGCGCTTAAGGCTTCGCGCGTAGCTAGCTGGTTAGCCCTGCGCCAGCCTACAGCCGTACCGCATCCGCTACCCTTTTCTTTTTTGTGTTCTAGGGCGCGGCGTGCCGCGTTGCTTGCTGCT